TACCGGGGCCGGAGCTTACAACGCGACCTATACAGTCACCGATGATCGGATTGAGCCTTACACATTTACAGCTGCAACCAATGCGGCTAATCGTGATTATCCGTTGCCATTTATTCCGGCGGCAACAGCAACATTGAGCGGTGGATCAGCGGCAGCTTTGTACGCTAATACACCACCAATCGAAAACGCAATTTTGGTTGTGGCGGTTGAAATTTTTCAGAGCATTACAGCTCCCGGCAACCAAATCATGTCAGACAATTTTCAGCCATCACCATTTATTCTCGGCCGCAGCTTAAGCAACAGAGTCATCGGCCTCTTAGGCCCGTTTCTTGATGTCGAAACGATGTGTCAATGAGCATCGAATCAGCCATCCGCACACCACTTAAAACAGCACTTTCATCTATTGCTGCAAATGTTTACAACGGCATCCCGGAAACAATGACAAGCCCATCAATTTGCTTGATTCCGGATGCGCCATATTTGGAGAGCGTTTTAATCGGCAAAAACACGACCAAAGTAAAAGTCAATCTTACTGTTACCGGTGTCGTGGGATATGCCAACAATGCCGCAGCTTTGGACAATCTCGAAACATTGATGATTTCAATCATTGCAGCAATGCCAAATGGTTATGAAGTCGGAAATGTAAATCAACCTCAGCCTTTGGAAGTCGGTGCCGGTAAGTACCTCACGGCCGATCTCCAAGTATCCACATACTACAATCAATAGGAGAAAAAATGCCAACCACGATCATCACCGGCAGAAATGTGAGCTTTAGCATCGATGGGGATACTTTTGATGCACAAGCAACATCTGCAATCCTTACAGTCGATTCAACGATCAACACTTATCAGACATTAGACGGCAAGGCGTATTACACAACCGATACTCAAGGCTCATTTGCTGTTGAGATGTTGGCGGATTGGGGCGTAGCCTCATCATTGTGCGAAATGCTTTGGAATCAAGCTGAGAACTCACCAAATACACCTTTGGCGGTAATTCTTGAAACTGAACCGGGCAGCACCTTTAACTTTACTGTGCAACCAATTTTTCCATCGGCTGGAGGCACAGCACCGGATGCACAGACTGTCTCAATGACATTTACCTGTGTGACCACACCTACATTGGCATAGTGAAAGGAAATCGGGAGCATGAAACTACCAATCACAATTGAATTCGCCACCGGGGAGAGCGCGACATATACCGCGCTCCCACCGGAGTGGATGAAATGGGAAAACAAAACCGGAAACACAATCCAGCAAGTGTCTGAGAGATTGGGCATTGCTGATTTGATGTTTTTGGCATATCACGCAATGAAGCGCGAGGCAGCTGGTAAAACTGTCAAGCCTTTTGAAGTGTGGTGCGAAACTGTGACAAACATAAGTATGGGAGAAACCGAAAACCCAAAAGCTACGAGTCCGGATCAATAAACCGGATCATTTGGGAATTGGCTATCCATACAGGATTGTCTCGATCAGAGTTTCAAACCGCTGAGGATGTTTTAACCGCTTTTGAGATACTGAGGACAAAAAATGGCAGCTGATCCAATCACTTATGACAAGAGTGATTTGCGCGGCATCATCCGAGCTTTCAAGGCTATGGATGAAACGGCTGTGGCCGAAGCTAAAGCTGTATCAAATGGGTTGGCCACTTATGTGCAATCCAAAATCATTTCAGCCGCAGCCGGCCGACCAAATCGAGCAGCTAACAAAATTGCTCAAGGATCGCGCGTGAGTAAGTCATCAAAAGTCGGTGAAATTTCATTTGGCTTTGTTTCTCAAAAATTCAGCGGTGGCGGTACGACTCAACAGCTTTGGGGCGGCTACGAATTCGGCTCACAAAAATTCAAGCAATTCCCAATTTGGTCTGGTCGTGGGCCGCGCGGTGGATCAGCCGGATATTTCATTTATCCAACTTTGCGCGCCGAGCAGCCACATATCATCTCTCAATGGGAAAATGCATTTTCTAAGATTTTGAAGGAGTGGTGATGGCCGGTCAATCAAGAACGCTCAAGCTCTCAATTCTTGCCGATGTTGATGAACTCAAAAAGAGTCTCAATGTAGGTTCAAAGGATGTCGATGGATTTGCCGGCAAGATTGGTGATTTCAGCAAAAAGGCGGCATTGGCTTTTGCTGCCGCAGCTGCCGCAGCCGGTGCCATGGCCGTCAAAATCGGTGTGGATGCTGTCAAGGCTGCCAGCGATTTAGGCGAGACAATTTCCAAAGTCAATGTGCTATTTGGTGACACAGCAAAAGACATCGAAAGATTTGCCGAAAGCGCAGCTACATCGCTTGGACAAACAAAGCAACAGGCATTGGATGCGGCTGCAACATTTGCAACATTTGGAAAATCTGCCGGCCTTAGCGGCAAGGATTTGGCTACATTTTCAACTGACTTTGTAAAACTTGCATCTGATCTAGCCTCTTTCAATAACACATCACCGGAACAAGCGATCAACGCTATTGGATCGGCCTTGCGTGGCGAAGCTGAGCCATTGCGCCAATATGGCGTTTTGCTTGATGATGCCTCATTGAAGCAAGCTGCATTAGAGCTTGGCATTATCAGCACCACCAAAAATGCGCTTACGCCACAACAAAAGGTGCTTGCAGCTCAAGCTTTGATTTATCAACAGACAAGCGCAGCTCAAGGCGATTTTGAACGCACAAGCGATGGATTGGCGAACAAAACACGCATCCTCACAGCTCAATTAGAAAACGCAAAAACGACAATCGGCCAAGCTTTGTTACCAATCGTTTTGGAATTGGCCACATTATTTTCGGACAAAGTTATTCCGATTGTTGAAAAGGTTGCCGGAGCATTTGGATCAAAAAAGGATGGCCTAGATGGCACCTTGACCACATTGGCCGATGGAATCAAAGGTTTTGTGCAACCGATTTTTGAAGGTTTAAGGTCAGCTTTCGATAAAATCAAAAACACAGTTATTGAAAACAAGGATGAATTTCAAGCATTTTTTGATGTGGTCAAAGCGGCAGCACCGGTCATTGGCACAGTAATTGGTAAAGTCTTTAGCGTTATTGGTGATCTTGCCAGCGTAGTTCTCAATGTCATGGCTAATGTGGTCGGCGCATTGCGTGGATTAGTCAATACGGCAATTGATCTTGTCAATATTGCAATCCGTGGTATCAACATCGTAAAACCCGGTGCCGACATTGCACCCATTGGCAAAATTGGCTCATCAACGGGCACGAGCACCACGGCTGGAATTTCGGTGCCGGCTGCCTCATTGCCAAGTGGTTTTACACCGGCTACTTCATCAACCACAAGCGGTGCCGTAACCGGTGGCGCAACGACTACTACCAGCATCGCAAATGTTGCGGCATCGGCCGCAGCCGCAGCCGCAGCAAGTAACATTGTAAATGGCTCATTTAACGCTGGACGATTTAGACGAGGTGAAGCTGCAACGAGCGGCGCAACTTACAACATCAATGTTTCAGGTGCATTTGATAAAGAAGGCACAGCACGAGAGATTTACAACATCATCAATGATTCGTTTTATCGCGGCACGGGTGGTGCTGGCAATTTGGTTGCTGTATGACCATTTTCAATCCTGTATGGCGTGTGACTATTGGCGGTGTGCAATATCAAACCGCTATTTTGGCCAATTTAACAATTACGAGCGGTCGCACAAACATTTATGAGCAAGCACAGGCCGGATATACCAACCTCGAAATCATCAACCTTGATCAATCCAATGTGGCAATTGCAATCAATCAGGCCATCACAATCGAGCTAAAAGATTCGACAAATACATTTGTGCCGATCTTTGGCGGATCGGTTGTTGATGTGGGCATTTCGGTTGCTGAGGTTGGCTCGGTTGATTACGCACAGCGCATCAGGATCATTGCTTTGGGTGCCTTGGCTAGATTGCCAAAAGCTTTGACCGAAGGCGTTTTGCAAGATGATTTTGATGGCGATCAGATTTTTACAATTTTGAGTGAAGTTTTATTTGCATCGTGGGAGGAAGTGCCAGGAGCACTCACATGGGCAACCTATGATCCAGCTGTTCAATGGCAAGATGCAGAAAACACCGGATTGGGTGAGATTGAT